AATCCTGATATAGCAAAAGCTGCCACACAACCAGATATAGATTTTTGGCAAGGCACCGTATTAACTAATAGTGTTCTTGAAGCTATGAGAATATCAGGTGTTAATAGATTGTTATATGCAAGCGGTAGTGGCGTATATGGAGATATTGGTGAAGAAGAGGCACAAGAAGATCGTGGAAAGTTATTACCTATTTCAACATATGGAGCTAGTAAATTAGCAGGAGAAGTATTAATAAATTCTTATTGTTATATGTTTGGACTATCGGCTTGCGCATTTAGATTTGGTAATGTTGCCGCCAATCGCGCGACCCACGGAGTTTATTTAGATTTTATCAGACAATTAATTAATAATCCATCAGAATTATTTATTTTGGGTAACGGACTTCAATCCAAATCATATGTTGCAGCTTCTGATATAATTAGTGCCGTCTTATTAGCTAATAAAAAATTAGATAAATCATTTGAAATATACAATGTTGCTACAAAAAATTATTTAACAGTAAATGAAATTGCTGATATGGCAGTAGAATGCTTAAACTTGAAAAGTGTAAAATATAAATACAGTGGCGGGGACAGGGGTTGGAAAGCGGATATACCCATAGTAAGAATGAATTCAGATAAAATTCGCTCATTGGGATGGAATAATTTATTATCTTCAAAAGAAGCAATTAAATTATCAATAATAAATATTATTAATAATATTAAAAATAGCAAAATAAAATGATAAATGCTATATATAAAATAACAAACATTATAAATAATAAATGTTATATAGGTCAAACTTGGAAATCATTAAATATAAGATTTAATCAACATATTAAAGCAAATAATAATAGATATTTAACTAATGCCATAAACAAATATGGTAAAGAAAATTTCAAAATAGAATTACTTACAATTACACACTCTCAACAATGTGCGGATTTTTGGGAAAAATATTTTATTACATTATATAATAGTATGGATACGAAAATAGGGTATAATTTAAAACAAGGCGGATCACAAGGTAAATTATCAAAAGAAGTTAAAGAAAAAATATCCAAATCTCATATTGGTATGACATATTCAGAACAAACAAAAATAAAATTATCAGAAATAAATACAGGAGAATTAAATTCGTTTTACGGAAAACATCATACAGATGAAGCCAAACAAAAAATTGCAGATGCTAGAAAAGGACATACTCCTTGGAATAAAGGTAAAACTGGAATATATTCTGAAGAAACATTAAAAACTATGTCCTTATCTCACCGAGGGCAGCAAACTTGGTTAGGTAAATCTCATACCGAAATATCTAAAATTAAAATGTCAGAAGCACATAAAGGACAACAAAATTGGTTGGGCAAAACTCATACAGAAGAAAGTAAGCGCAAAATATCAGAAGCTCAAAAAAAACGATTTTTAGATAAAAAGAAAGAACAATTATGATTATAACGAGAAGTCCATTAAGAATTTCATTAGGTGGTGGAGGTACTGATTTACCTTCTTATTATGAACAATATGATGGATTTTGTATTTCGGCAGCCATCGATCAATATGTATATATTGCATTACATAATACTACTGTCAATGAAATTGTTCTACGATATTCTCAAATAGAAAAAGTTCAAAATATAAAGGATATTCGCCATCCAATAATTAAAGCAGCTTTACAATTAAATAATATTATAAATACAAATATCGAACTTACCAGTATGGCAAATTTGCCGGCGGGCACCGGACTTGGATCATCAGGAAGTTTTACAACCGCTTTATTAAAAGCTTTATTTAGATTTAAAAATAAATCTATTTCTCAACATCAATTAGCCGAAATGGCGTGTCATATAGAAATAGATATATTAAAAGAACCAATAGGCAAACAAGATCAATTTATTGCAGCATATGGAGGATTAACTTCTTTTGAATTTAAAAAAGATGGACAAGTTATTGCGAAGCCAATAAATATTAGTAATGAAACTATTGGGCGATTAGAAGAAAATCTAATAATGATACCAGCCGGAGTATCTCGTTCAGCATCAGAAGTTCTTAAAGAGCAAAATGATAAAAGTAAAGCTGCCGATCCAGATATGATTAATAATCTTCATTATGTCAAAGAAATGGGATATAGAAGTTTAGAACTATTAGAAAGCGGAAACCTTGTTCAGTTTGGTATATTAATGCACGAACACTGGGAACATAAAAAGAAACGCTCTACTAAAATGAGTAATCCGTATATCGATCAAATATATCAATTATGTTTGGAAAATGGAGCAGTCGGAGGAAAACTAATTGGTGCTGGAGCTTCTGGTTTTCTTTTGTTCTATACAGAAGATAAAAAACAATTATTATCTACATTAAAGGGTGCTGGATTACACGATATCAAAATTAAATTTGATTATGAAGGAACTAAAATCTTATGAAAAAAATAGCCGTTACAGGGTGTGCAGGATTTATAGGATCGTGGATTTGCGATAAAGCTTTAGCTGCCGGTTATGAAGTTATTGGAATAGATAGCCTTACCAGTGGTGTAAATTTTACGCCAGCCAAAGTGGACTTTCATAAAGTAGATATAAATGATAATATCAAAGATTTATTATCAAACGTTGATGCCGTAATACATACGGCAGCATACGCTGAATTGCGTCATAATTGGGAAAGTAAGACAGAAAGAGATCGTTTATTTCTTAATAATGAAATAGGAACTCGAAGCGTTTTAGAACAAATGCCATCGGTTCCTATTATATTTTTATCAACAGCGGCGGTTTATGGATCCCGTTCTAATAGCGCTGATGCAAAGAAATTTAATTATGCATTAATAGAATCGGATGCCGATCCTAGTGCTGTAGAATCTCCGTATGCTGCTTCTAAATTGGCTTGCGAAGCATACCTTGCTGCTTGGTCATTTAAAAGAAAAACTCCTTGGTATGCGTTGAGATTAGTTAATCAGATTGGTGCAAGAACACATCGTGGAGTTATAGTTGATTTTTTGCGTATGATAAAAGAAAAACAACATATTCACGCAGCAGATAATGGCGCCCAAACCAAAAATTGGGTTAATGTAGAAGATACAGCAAATGTAATTTTACGATTATTAGATAATGAACATCCGGTGCCATCTGGCATTTATACAGTTACATCTGAAGAAAGATGGAGTTGGCGAGATATAGTTACTATTATGACTAAAATGTATGATGAAAAATATCAAAATAGAACAGAACCATTTGGCTTAACTTATGAAGAAAGGTTAGCCGGTTCGGTTGGAGATCCTATTAATCTTTATGTAAGTGGAGATAAACTTAAACCATATTATCATTGTAATAAATCTGTAGAACAAGCTGTAAGGGATGCATTAACATTTTTGGGTTGGGCACAATGAAAATTTGTGTTCAAGGATTATGGCATCTTGGAACGGTTACCGCAGCCTGTTTAGCTTCTATTGGACACGATGTAGTTGGTTTAGATTATGATGAGAAAATTATTACCTCTTTAAATAATGGCAAGCCAACTATTTTTGAACCAGGCTTAGAAGAATTATTAAAAAATGGACTAAAATCTAACAAATTAACATTTGCATCAGAAGTTAAAGATATTGAATTTTTATGGATTACTTATGATACTCCAGTTGATGACGACGATAATGCAGATGTAGATTTTGTAGTTGAACAAATTTTAAAAACAATACCATTTTTAAAAAAAGACGCAACCGTATTAGTTTCATCTCAAATGCCAATAGGTTCTATTAAAAAATTAGAAAATATTGTAAAAGAACAATATATAGAAAAAAATATTAATTTCGCTTGCTCTCCAGAAAATCTAAGACTGGGTAATGCTTTAAATGTATTTTTAAAACCAGATCGTATTATAGTTGGAGTTCGTTCAAATATAACTAAAGAAATTATTCAAAATATATTAGAACCACTCGCGGCTAAAATAGAATGGATGTCAGTAGAGTCTGCCGAAATGACAAAACACGCCATTAATTCATTTTTAGCTACATCTGTGGTATTTGCAAATGAAATAGCAACGATTTGTGAAATGACTGGTGCCGACGCAAAAGAAGTGGAACGAGGATTAAAATCTGAACAAAGAATTGGTTATAAAGCTTATTTATCGCCTGGAGTAGCTTTCTCTGGCGGCACATTAGCTCGCGATATAGAGTTTTTAAAAAATGTTAGCAATACATATAATATTAATATTCCTCTTTTACAATCAGTAAAAACAAGTAATGATATACATAAATCTTGGATGCAAAGAAAGATACAGCAAATATTTCCAGCATTACAAGGTGTAACCATAGCTATATGGGGCATTACATATAAATCAGGAACTGACACATTAAGGCGCTCAATGCCCGTAGAATTATGTAATTGGTTAATTTCTCAAGGAGCAATTATCCATATATATGATCCTGTTGTTAAGTTATTGCCAGAAATATGGAAGGGGGTAGTGCAAAGATTTGAAAATCCATTAGCATCTATCGATTGTGCTGATATATTATTGCTTGGTACTGAATGCAAAGAGTACAAGGAAATTTTTTCAAATTACGAATTCACTAAACCATTAACTATTATTGATCCTAATAGATTTTTATTAAATATAGATAAAACAAACATTAATTATATTTCTATAGGCGCCCCGCTTATTTAAGTTAACAACTATGACAACTGCACCATTTATAACAATTTATACAATTACATATAACGAAGAGGCGTTAATGAAATTTATGATTGATCATTATAGGAGTAGATTTCCCGGATGTCATATAGTTGTATATGACAATAATTCTACCGATCGAACTCCAGAAATATGTTCCAATAATGGATGTGAAATTAGGCATTATAACGCCAATAATCAGTTAGATGATGGGTTACATATGCGTATTAAAAATACATGTTGGAAAGATGCTAATACTGATTGGGTATTAATGTGCGATTTAGATGAATTATTAGAAATTAATGAAGAACAGCTAAAACAAGAAGAAGCTGTAGGAGTTACAAGAATTAAATCAGAAGCTTGGACTTTAGTAAATATGGTGGATGATGTTTCGCACGAAGCTCTTGCAAAAATAGATGGCGGCTTTAGAGATCCGGGATATGATAAATATTTATTGTTTAATAAAAAACATATTAAAGAAATTAATTATAATCCAGGAGCCCACGGATGTAGCCCTGTAGGACACATAGTTGATAGTAAAATATATTATTTATATCATTATCAATATATACACGCTGATATTTTTGTAGCTAAAAGAATGGAAACTGCTAAAAGATTAAGCATTGCTAATAAAAAAAATGGATGGGGTGTTCCTCAGGTTTCTGGAACTGAACAAGATAAGAGAAATGATTTTCAATATAGAAGAGATCATATCATTAAGGCGCCGGGAAAATAAATGAAAATTACTATTCACACAGTAACTTATAATGAAGAATTATTAATGCAACTAATGATCGATCATTATCGAAGTAGATTTCCAGATTGTCACATAGTTGTATATGATAATCAATCTACTGATAATACCGTAGCCATTGCTAAAGCTAATAATTGTGAAATTAGACATTATGATTCTGGTGGTCAAGTTAATGATCAAATGTTGTGGGAAACTAAAAATAACTGCTGGAAAAACGCCCAAACAGATTGGGTGCTTGTGTGTGATTTAGATGAAATGTTAGATATTACTGAGGCGCAACTCATAGCAGAAGACGCACAAGGCGTAACTAAAATTAAATCAGAATGTTATCATATGGTGAATATGGAAGATAACTTAAATGTATATAATATAAAGTATGGTTTAAGAGATCCTAGAGATACCGTATATGATAAAGATTTATTATTTAATAAAAGATATGTCGATATTAACTATATAAATAATGATTGTCATTTTACTAATTCAATAGCTAAAGGTAAAGCTATAAAAAATAGTAAACCATATAAGATGTTACATTATAAGTATGTAAATTCTGATATTTTTGTTGCCAAACAACAAACAAGCGCTAAAAGATTAAGCCATATTAATAAAATTAATGGGTGGGGATCGCAATGTTTGCGAGATGAGGGTAGTTTTCGAGCCGAATTTCAATCAGTAAGAGATAGAGCTATTAAAGTTATAATGGATGGTGATATGAAACATTTTTATCAAAATATTCAAGGGTGGTTTAGTTTTTCAAACCTTTATACCGAGATGGTTAATACAATATCAGACGGCGGACATATTGTTGAAGTGGGAGCCTGGAAAGGGCGTTCAACGGCATACTTGGCTGTAGAAATAATTAACTCCGGTAAAAAAATTAAATTAGATGTAGTAGATATTTGGACCGGAACTGAAGACTTTTTAACATCAGATGCTTTTACCACTGATGCTGAATTTATGCAATATAATAAAAATATTTATGAATTATTCAAAAAAAATATAGCTCCAGTATTACATATGGTTAATCCAATCCAATTACCATCAGTAAAGGCAGCCGGATTATATCCTAATAAAAGTATAGATTTTATCTTAATAGACGCCAGTCACGAATATGAAGATGTAAAAAAAGATATTTTAGCTTGGTTACCAAAATTAAAAGATAATGGAGTAATTGCTGGAGACGATTATAATCCTACATCTTTCCCGGGAGTTGTTAAAGCGGTTCACGAATTATTTACAAATGAACAAATTACATTTAAAGATAGTTGTTGGGTAATAAGAAAGAAAGAAAAATAAATAAATGGAACATTTTTATAAAAATATTTATGGTTGGTTTAATTATGAAGAATTATATTTGGATATAATTAATAAATTACCAACTAATTCTCACATTGTAGAAATTGGAGCATTTAAGGGAAAATCAACGGCATTTTTAGTTGTTGAAATTATTAAATCAGGCAAACATATTAAACTTGATGTAATTGATTCTTGGAATGGTCAAAATGAAACTAAAGAGCCGTGGGCGGATTATATAGCGGAGCCTACTAAAAATCAGATAAAGCCAGTTGGTGATATTTTTGAAGAATTCAAAAATAATTTATTACCAGTTTGGGGAAAATTTAAACCGATACAATCTTTATCTGCCACGGCAGCAATGCTTTATGAAGATAAAACTTTAGATTTTATTTTTATTGATGGAGACCATCAATATGAAGGTATTAAAAAAGATTTAATTGCGTGGCGTCCAAAAATGAAAGATGGAGCTATTATGGCTGGCGATGATTATAATCCATCCTGGGGTGTTATTCAGGCTGTTGATGAATTTTTCGGTAAAAAAAATGTGCAACTATCAGGCGCAGGATCACAATGGTTGGTTAAATTATGAGTAATATAACATCTACCGGATACTGGGATGGTAATAATCCAGAACACGCAATGTCTGAACCTTTA